ATATTTTATATATATGATTATTATAATTAATAAATTATAATTTTTTTTTAGGTACTATTTTATATTTTTTTTTACCATCAACTTCAATTTCTTCTAATGTTCCAACAAATTTTGGTTTTATATTTTTCTTTTTTTCTTCTTCTGTTTGTAATTTATAAACTAAATTAGTGCCTTCTTTTACACCATAATCTGTTGTTCCTAATTGTTTTAATACCATTTTTTTTTCTGTTTTATTTAATGCAATAACTGATTCATTTTGTTGTATTTTTTGTTTTTGTATATCATCTATATATGTTAAAGTATCAAAATCTACTGATTCATCATCATCTTTTCCTAATGAAAAGCATATTAAATCTTCTTTATTATTAGGATATACATTACAATCTATTGAACTTTCTTTAATATTTGTTAAAATATTTTCGGTAATTTTTTGTTTTTTATAACTTACTTGATATAAATATTCATCACTTGTTATAACTTGTGTATCATTAAATAAACCTTTATCTTTCTTAAGTTCTTTATAACTAACATTTTTAATATTATCTATATTTTGTGTGCTAAATTTCATTATATAACAAAATACTTTCACATTTTGATATTCTTTATCTAAATCATTATGACTGCAAATTCTTCTTGCTCTACCAATTACTTGTTTTACTCTTACTGGATGCCAATATGGTTCCATTATATGTACATATCTTACATTTTTAAGACTAATACCTTCAGCACCTGAAGAAGTAATCATTAAGAGTTTTATAAAACCACCAAAATTATTATTAATAACTTCTGGTTTAATTTTTTGCAATTGTTGAATAATTAAAGGAGGATTTGCAATACTATAATTATTATTTAAAATATCTTTTATTATTTTTTTTTCTTCATATTTTTCATCACCACTATAACATGCAAAAAAAGGTTTACTATAATCACTTTCATTCATATTTAATTCATATATTCCAGAAGAGTTTTTCTTTATTTTTATTTCTGCATAACCATTATGTTTTAAAACTAATTTAAAAATACCAATTCCTTCTAATGTTTTAAATTGTGAATATAATAAATGAATACCCATTAAATCAGGTTCATTTAAATTTTCTAATATATTTAAAAATTTTGGACTTAAATTTTTTAAACCTTCCGGAACTAAATATTTAGATCCTTCTATATCTAATTGTTTATATGCTTTTGTTATTAATTCATTATAATTATAAGTTTTTGTTTCACTTAATTCTTTTTCAATTTTGGGAGAATCAACATCTTCTAATTTGTTTTCTGATGCTTCTATTTTTTCATCAATTGTTATATCATCTACTAATGTTTCATCTAATGTTTCACTATCTGCAACCGCATCTAATGTAGATTCAATTGTTCCGCCTTTGCTTGGAATAGGACGTTTTATTTCATCTGGAAATACAAAATTGCAACACATGCGTGAAAATAATCTGTATGTTGATACATTTTCACTATATATTTTATCAGCATTTACTTTATTTTTTTTCATTAATTGTTTAATTTTTTTACTTTCAGCAGTCATTTCTTTTATACGTGCTTCAGCATAAGCATTAAATTGATGTTCACTCATTTCAATATTTATTATTTCTAAATCTTCGTCTTCATTATATTTTGGCATTAGTTCTTCTTGAGCACTTCTAAAATAAGATGTTAGACCTATAATACGTCGTTTAAACAATGTTTCATTAACTATATTATCTTTACTATCTATAAACATTTCTTTAAATTCCTTAAATCCATCTGGTAATGCTAAATTATTAATAATTTTATGATTAAAATCAAAAGAATTAGTTTTAAATAAATCTATAATTTTTGTAAAAAAATCTAATGTTGAAAATTTAATATCTGAGTAAACAACTTTATTATTTTCTTTATTAATAAAACTAAATGGATTTTTTATAATTTTTAATATCTTAAATTTACTATTATATTCAATAATATCTATATAATGTTGAATATTTTCTTTTGCTAACATATTTTTAAAATATTCTAAATTAAAACTTGTTTTAGTGCTATTAAATTTAATTTCTAATGTTTTAATGTAACCACGTAAAATATTACAAGCAATTGCAATCTCATTTGGAAAATTTATAATTGGTGTTCCTGTTAATAAAATTATTTTACAATTTTCAGCATCCATTAATTTTTGATATATTTTAACAACAAGTGCTTTACTATTTTCTGAAACATTTAATTTATTAACAATACGACTTATAAAATTATGTGCTTCATCTATAATAATAACTTTATTATTAAATGGATTAGAATTAGGATCATTTAAATCTACAGATGTAAATGTTTCAATTTGTGCTTTTAAATTTGGTGCATTATATGAAATAAATGAGTATTTATATTTTATCATTAATTCTATTTGTTCATTTAAAATTTTTTGTTCACTTGATGTTAAATTATCATAATTAGATTCTTTACTTGCATTTACCAACCATGCTCCATTATTTTTATTTATAAAATTTTCTGATATTTTTAATAAAACACTTAAAGGTTTGACATATTCTGAATTTTTAGAAGTATTAATAAATTCCCAATATTGATTTTTTTTGTAAAGAAAATCACCACATTTTTTTAATTCATCTATATAATTCTGTTTTAAAGATGCAGGCATAAACACTAATATTTGCATTTCATCTTTAAGACCTTCTGCTATTGCTATAGAAGTACATGTTTTTCCTGAACCTAAGCCATGATATATTAATAAGCCTCTATATGGACTATATAAATTTATATAGCGAGTTATTAATTCTTGATGTGTAAATAATTTAAAACTATCTTCTTTGTAATTATCACAATCAATTACAATTTTTCCACTTTTAATATCTTGTTCTTCTTGTAATAATTTATCACTATAAGGTTTAAATAATTCTTGTATAAATTTTATATATATTTCTCTATTTTCTAAGTAATAAGAATCAGTTTTAACTATAGGTTGTTTTATATTAATTATTCTATTTTTTATAGGACTATCTCCAATAACCATTTCTTCATCAATTATAAATTCATTATCAATACTATAATCTTTAGGTTTTAATGTTTTTGGTTTTTCTGTAATTCTTGAAATAGGCGGTTTAAGAGTTGTTTTTTCTTTTTCTACTTCTTTTGTTATTAATATTTTCTCCAATGGGTCTTTTAAACTTATTTCTGTTATTGTGTCATTTATTTTAAATTGTTTATAACCTTCTGATATTGTTTTTTCAACATTTTCTTTTATTACTTCTACTTCTTTTGTTTTATCAATAAATTGATTTTTAGAAGATATTTTAGTAATAAAATCATTATATTGTTCTTGTGAAAAGCTATCTGTTTTATCTATTATCTTAGAATCCAAAAATTCTTCCTCACTGTTATTTTGTGCAAATAAAAAAGTATTTTTAGACTTATCATATTTTTTTGGTAAAGGTTTTACTAACATAGAATCTAATAAATCTTCGCTCATATTACTAATTTATATAATATTATTATTTTATTATTTCATTTAAACATATATTTGCTAAAATATATATTTAGTATAAATTACTTATTATATTTTTCAATTAATTTAATAGCTAAATCACATGCAACTTGTTCTGCTTTCTTTTTTATTTTATGTTGAGATTTTGTTAAAAATACTAATAAATTAGGATTAGTTTCTAATTTTTCATGTATAGCTTTAAATGATCTTAATTTATTAAAATCAATTGCATCTTTAATATTTGCATTATGAATATTTTGTCCAAAACAAATATAAACTCCCATAATATACATTTTATCATTTATATCATTTTCATCATTATTAGATGTTTCATTTAATTCAACATATTCAGGCGTTATTTTAAACTCTTTTTGTATAATGACTTGTAATTTATTTTTATAATTATCATCGTTAATAATTAATTTTGTCCAATCTACATGTTTTTCAAAAACATTTTCTACAAATATTTGTGCAAATTGTAATCCTGGTCCACAATTAAATATATTTGCAAACCATTCATGTTCATCTTTTACTTCAACTCTATTAAAATCTAAAAATAATGCTCCAATAAATGCTTCAAATAAACATCCTAATTTTTTAAGATTATTTCTAATATTTTTTTCTTCTGCATGTCTAGAAATTATATAAAAGTTATGTAATCCTAATTCGTATGCTAATTTTCCAATATGTTCATTTTTTACTAATGCAATTTTTTTTTCTGTCATAAATCCTTCATCTGCTTTAGGAAATCTTTTATATAAATAATATTTAGTAATACATTCAAGAACACCATCACCAATAAATTCTAAACGTTCATTTGATTTACTCTTTAGTGGTAAACAATCATTTGGTTTTTCGCTAATAATTATATTTGCTTCTTCATTTTCTAATTTAGGTCTTTTTGTATATGATCTATGAATAAATGCTCGTTTATATAAGTCAATATTAAATGGTTTAGTAAATATACCATATTTACTTAAAATAGTAATAATATTATGTAACTGAATTTCTTTATTATTATTGTTGTATGGATTAAATATTAATTCTTCATTACTAATAATATTACTTACATTAGTAATATTATTATTTTCTTCATCATTAGATTCATCTTCAGAATTAATATCTCTTATTATTTCATTTACAAAATCTGACATTTTTATTATTTAATAAAAATAATAATTTTTTAAATAACAATTTTAAAATAATTAATATTTAATTAACAATTCATTTTTATAAAAAAATATATATTTATATTATAAAAAAAAATGCCTCGTGTCAATTTAATTGGTGCAAGTAATAGACAAACAAATAGTACATGTGTTTTTGGTTCAATGGCTGGTTTAGCCCCAACTTCAACAGTTAGACCACATATAACCGGTATACATGGTTATAAATACACAAGATCTGCGGCTAATGGTATAGACTGGAATAGTGGTGCTACTTTACCAAGAGATGTTGAAGGTTTAAAAAGAGGTTGTGGTTTTAATAGAGATAAACTAGGAGAATGTACCAATGCTCATAAATGTGTTAAATATCTTAATTATCCATATGTAACTGGCGTTGCTTATCGTACAGGTTCTAAATTATTATCTTAGATAGCATAAAATATTTATATTATTATTTTATTTAATATAAATATTTTTTAAAAATTATTTAATATAAATATTTAAAGTATTAATTTTTATATTATATACATTTAGCATTATATGAAATTATATATTGATTCGAGAGAACCAAAGCAAATAATAAATTTAATAGCTAATTACAATAATAATGCAAAAGAACAATTTGAAATAATTATTAAATCTCTCGATTTAGGAGATTATTTAATAGAAAATGAAGATAAAAGTTTAATATTATTTGAACGAAAGTCTTTAGCGGATTTAGAAGCAAGTATTAAAGATGGGCGTTATTCAGAGCAATCATATAGATTAAATGAATGTGCTATAGCAAATCACAATATTATTTATTTAATTGAAGGTTCAATAATAAATTATAAAAATAAATATTTTGTAAATAGTTTATATTCATCATTATTAACATTAAATTATTTTAAAGGGTTTTCAGTTTTAAATTCAATTAATATTATTGAAAGTGCAGAAATTATTTATAGATTTGCTAATAAACTTTTGAGAGAAAAAAGCAAAAATGGTTATTACATTAATGCTATTAAACAAAATGAAGATACTGAAATTCAAGAAAATAATAATACAAAAAATACTTTAGATAATATTGAGAGAACTGATGAAAATAATGAAAAAAATGATTATGTATATGCTTTAAAAACATCTAAAAAATCTAATGTTACTAAAGATAATATTAATATTATAATGTTAATGCAAATACCTAATGTTAATGTTGTTTCTGCAACAGCAATAATAGAAAAATATAAAACATTGAGAGAGTTAATAGAAACTTTAGAAAAAGATAATGAATGTTTAAATAATATGTATGTTAATAATAGAAAATTATCATCTAATGTAATAAAATCGATTAAAGAATATTTATTAATATAAAATTTATTATTATATATATAATGAAATTTAATAATAAATTTTTACAAAATTTAGCATATGGAATTTTAATATTTTTAGTATGTTTTGTTATAATTTATACATTAAATTATAAAGCTAATTTAATTCAACAAATTAGCTTTAGAGAGAAAACAAATCAAAATTCAAATAAACTAGTTGAAGGATTTAGTTTTCAACAAAAAAATGAAAAAGATTTTAAAGATGATAATGTTTTAATTTTAATTGAAAGAAAATTAAGAGGTTTAAAGCAAGAATTAGGAGGACCAAAAGGAACAAAAGAAATAAAAAAAATTTTAGAAAATACTAAAAGTATCAGCGACTTAGAATGTGCAAAATGTATGATGTCTATGATTGATGAACATAAAAATATTAAATCATTAGATATTGATAAATTAGCAAATGATGAAGATAGTGAATTATGTATTAAATGTAAAAATTATACAGCATTATCCTCGTCCATAAAAAATATAATTGATAGTATATAAGCTAATATATTATATATTTATAATATTATATTATAAATGGCAGAAACAAGAAAAAAAAGAGAAAAAAGTAAAAAAGCAAAAGGTAAGTTAAGTGAAATAGAAAGAAATTTAGAAAAATCCAGAAAACAAATAGAAAAATTAAAAAAAGATATACAAAATTTTGATTTAAATTATAATCCAAATAGAATTAAAAAATTAAGAAAAAGTTCAAGACAACGAAGACAGACTCAAAGATATAGTCCTAGGTTTTAAATATAAAAATTATATAATATAGAATAATATAAATAAAATTTTATAAATTCAGTATTTCTTCAAAACTATAAGCTTTAGTATCAAGTAATTCTATATTATTTAATTTAGATAATTTTTTCATATTATTATAATTATCTAATCTGTCAAGATCCTTTGATCCTCCATCCATCCTAAAAAATAATTTATTAAATTTTGTATTATAATAAATTACTTTTATCCAACCCATACCTTCATATATAAATCCAATATCAATAATATTATTTATATTATCATTTTTATAACATTCATATAAATCTAATATTTTTTTTATAGAAAAAAATGTATATTCGTTTATATATATTTCTTTATTATATGCTTCATGATCTAGAAAAAAATCATTTATATTTTTTTCTAATCCTAATATTTTAAATTCATTAATAATAGTAATATTATTATTTTCTATTATGCTTAATGTATTATTTATATTTAAATCATTATTTGGGGCTGGTCTAAAAAATGGAGCCATTGTTGAATCATAATTTTCATAACTATAATAAATATTATTAAAATATATATTATAACTATGATCTTCCATAATTAATATATTAAAGTTTTAAAATTAATTTTTAATAGTTTTATTAAAATATAAATTATATATGTTAATTATTATAAAAAAAGGTACTAAGAACCAACTCAATCTTCCACCAAATAAATTATAATCTTTATAGTAAATATTATTATTTTAAAAGTTAAAACCATATTTATATAATAAAATATATAAAATTTATATATTATATGTTATGGATTTAAGTTTATTAGAAAAAGCATTAGAAGATGATTCAAATTATAATTTAATAGAAACAAATATACAAGAAATAAAGGATAAAAAAAATAATATATTACAACAACTATCATTAGACCGAGTATTATTAAAAGAATATCACAAAAAATTAAAAGAATATATGTATGTTGATTCTATAGAAGAATTGAAAGAAGGACATGTATTAAGATATATAAATTTAAATAATCTAGATAATATAAATTTAAGTGCTTCTGTTATATTATGTAGTATAAATATGAATAAAAAAGGAATAGCAATTGTTGTAAAAATATTTAACAATAAGCATATTACACTTTTTTTGGATAAAATTTTGTTATTTAAAAAATTTAGTAATAGTGAAAAAATTTTATTAAATGCTATAAAATTATTGAATAAATAAAAAAATATACTGCAATATTATAAATATATTTTGAATTACTTTGTTGAATTAGTCGGAACTTTTATTTTTCTTTCTGTAATTATTATTACAGGTGATCCATTAGCGATTGGTCTTACTTTAGCAGGTTTAGCATGGTTTGGATCAAAAGTTTCAGGTGCGCATTATAATCCTGCTGTTAACGTATTAATGTTATTAAATAAAAAAATTAATGTAACAGAATTTTTATTATATACATTAGCACAAATTATAGGTGCAGTAGGTGCTTTTTATTATTTTAAAGCAATTAAAAAATAAATTGTTTTTATGAATTATTTTTAATATTAATATTAAAAATAATTCAATCTATATTTTTTTATTTTGTTTTTTGGTTTTATTTAATTTTATATTACTATTTGTTTTATATAATTTATTAATATTTTTAGAATCATTATTTTTTGTTTTTAACATTGGTCTTTTTTTGCAAGTAAATTTATATATTCCCAAATTTTTATTTTTAATTACACTTTTATTGCATATACCAATTGCACGCGATTCATGTGTTTCATTATTTACTTTTTTTATACATCTACACAATTTAGTAGCAATAATTTTTTCAACACTTTTACGTAATAAATTTAAAGGCATATTTGGATTAAAATTAATATTATAAAAATTTAATATTTCTATATATTCAGAACGAGTTAATTTCATATTAATAATACTATAATAAGCAAATAATTTATTTTTTATAATAAAATTTTTTGTATTTTTATAATATTTATTTATATTAATTGTTATGAGTAATAATTATGCAATAGTATTTGATATGGACGAAACATTAGGTTCATTTTCACAATTATATAGATTTTGGAATTTAACAAAAATCTATTTAAATAAACCAGATTTAAATAATACTTATTTTTATACAATAATAGATTTGTTTCCATTATTTTTACGCCCAAATATATTAATATTATTAGAGTTAATAAAAAAGAAAAAAATTACTAAAGTCTGTGATTATGTAATGATATATACAAATAATAATGGTCCAAATGAATGGGCTAATTTAATTAAATCTTATTTTCATTATAATCTAGATTATGAATTATTTGATAAAATTATACGTGCATTTAAAATAGATGGTAAACAAATCGAACTTTGCAGAAGTTCATATGAAAAATCATTTAAAGATTTAATTAATTGTACTCAATTACCTATTAATACCAAAGTATGTTTTTTAGATGACCAACAACATAATGAAATGCAACATAAAAATGTTGTATATATTAATATAGAACCATATCATTATAATGTAAAATATGAAATAATGGCATCAAAGTTTTATAATAAATTTTCAAATATATTTGAAAAAGATAGTAATGATTTTATAAATTATATAAATTTAAATACTTCTAATCATAATTTAAATGCATTAAATAAATCAAAGGTTCAAAAAAACATAGACTTATTATTAACATATGAAATAATAAAACAAATAAAAATATTTTTTAAATCAA